CTCTCGCTCATTTTTTTAACTGATTTTCGAAGGGTTGACCAGTGACCGCTAAATCAATTCCGATCCGCCAGGGATTTCCATCGGCACCTAAACACCTGAAAGAACCTGGGAAGCAAGCTTGGGACGGTGGGCAATCGCTATGGGTGGACGGCACGTTGCAGCAACGCGACTTGATCAACTGGACGCTATTTGCTGAAGCTGTGGACGAAAAAGCACACTGCGAGTCGATATTGAAAAAGCATGGAGAGTACTCAGTGGCGTTGAACGGTTGCTATGTGCAACATCCGGCGTTGAAGCGACGGCAACAAGCGGAAGCGGTCATTCGCAAATACTCAGTAGCGTTCGGCCTAATTCCAGACGCAAGGAAGAAACGGCCAGCAGTTCAACAAGGCGTGACGAGTCGAAAGCGATAAATGGACGAAGTTTCGAAGCGTTGGATACGAAATGAATCAGACAGATTGGCGGTTGCCAATGGTTGTTGGTTCGATGCTTCGCGCGGAGCTTACACCGTTTGGTGGATCGAGAAGTATTGCCGCCTTTATGAGGGTGAGTGGGCAGGGCAAAGCGTGTTACTCAGGTCTGCCTGCCACGAAGTTGACAGGCAAGTGCTCGACGACTGGGACGATGGAGGCGAGCAGCAATCTATTGAGCGAGCCCGTATCTATGCCGAGTGGATAGCGGATGGTGGGCATCCCGATTGGCAGTACGAATGCACCATGAGGATGTTCGGCTGGGTCCGCAACTCGGAGCGATGGGGGCGTGTTATCCGTCGCTTCAATGCAGCTTCGATCTACATTCCAAAGAAGCAAAAGAAAACGCCAACGCTGGCAGCTTGGGGCGTTTATCTAACGTGTGGAGATGGGGAGTCGGGTGCTAAGTGCTTTGGTGGGGCGAAGGACGGTAATCAAGCTGGTATCGCAATGGCCCATGCGATCGCGATGGTTGAGCAGTCGCCTGAGTTGTCGGGCGAATGCAAGATGAACCGAAACGAAAAGAGTATTGAGCACATACCAACGCGATCCAAGTACAAGCCTCTATCGTCTGCAAACGAGCGAACAAAAACGAGCAAGGAAGGAATTAACGGAAACATTCTGATCGACGAAACGCACGTTGTAGACCGAGATTTTATCAAGATCATTTCGCGAGCGGGCATCAGTCGTGCGGAACCGTATCACATTGAGGTTTCGACGGCTGGTAACAACCCAGACGGATACGGAAAGGAGCGGCAAGACTACGCAAGGCAAGTCGTATGCGGCGCGGAGCAAAACGACCAGCTATTCGTAGCGATCTACGAGGCCCCTCAAACGCTGAGCGATAAAGACCTATGCCAAGATCCGGTAAAGTACGGCAAGCTTGCCAATCCAGCTTGGGGTCACACTGCACACGAAGAAGAATTCTTGGCGGACTTTGCACAATCGCGGCGGACTATCAGCGGTTTAGCCGATTTCAAAATGTACCGGCTCAACATTTGGCAACATACGTCAAACCAGTGGCTGCGGATGGATCAGTGGCTAGCGTGCGGTGGCGGCTACGAGCTAAGCGACTACCGAGGGCAACCGGCATCAGTCGGCATGGACTTGAGTAAGACCAAAGATATGTCGGCATTGGCTATCAGCATTCCTGCCGGCGATAAAGTGCAGTTATTCACTCGGCTCTGGATGACTGAAAGTTATATCGAAGACAACAACGACAAAGCAGCATTTAAAGAATGGGTGGCGGCTGGTCATTTGATAATGATTCCAGGCGACACTATCCAAGAATCGTTCATACGAGAGGAGTTTGAGCAGCTAACAAAGCAACTTGATGTTAAAATTTTGGTCAAGGACAGGGCGTTTGCTGCTGATTTTACTGAGTGGTGTGAGGAGAAATTTCCGAAGATCAATCAGATTGATTACCCGCAAAACGCTCAGATGATGGAAAAGCCTATTGACGACTTCCAGGCAGCAGTCATTGAGCAAAGCTTAATCCACAACAATAATGTGTGCTTAAACTGGCAGGCTGGTCATGTGTCAACGCACATGAACGCCAGGGGATTTAGGATATTGAAAAAGCCATACAGGCAGGATGACTACCGAAAGATTGACGGTATGGTAGCGGCGGTGATGTCCCATTGGGGAACCAAGCATTTACCAAAGCGGTCGAGTGTTTATCGCAGGCGTGGGGTTTTAACAGCATGAAGTCTATCGTCCTCAACGCTACATTTTTAACTGGCTCGGCTTGCGTAGTTGCGTCAGCGTTTATGCTTTCCATTCCACTTGGATTGTTCACGCTCGGCTGCCCACTCATTGGATTATCAATTTACGCTCAGCTAAAGGCGGTCGGGAAATGATTTTAGAAACTGTCGCATCTATGTTTGCGTCGATATCGCTCAGCGGGGCTCATCCACGTGATCCCGCAGTGGCTCGCATGCTGGGGCTAGGTCGCGAGAACACAGCGGGCGTGCAAGTCACGCATGAAAAAGTGATGGCGTTACCGGCCATCAAGCGGGCGGTGCAGATCATCACCGATAAGATGTATGGCATGCCTTGGTACGTGTTCCGCGAAGAAGAGGACGGGCGGGAGTTCGATCGAGACCATCCGGCTTGGCGATGCGTAAACACGATGGCGAATGAAGAGGTAGACGCTCAGTCGCTTCGGCAGCAGCTCGTGCAGTGGGCTCTGCTTTGGGGTAATGGCTGTGCCTACATCGACCGCAATGCTCGTAGTGGGCATATCGAACTACTGCCGCTGCTGCCTGATAGGACGCAACTATTCCGCGTATCTCAGGAGTTGGCTGAGCGTGCTGGTGACCTGGATTCTGCCGGTCGGTTGCTGTATAAAACCAACATCGGTGGACAGACAGAGTTCTTCGACCACGGCGACGTATTGCACATCAAGGGGCTCGGGTCTAATCCACTCTGGGGCTGGGATATCGTGGAGCTAATGACTGAATGCTTTGCCGGTGCGATGGCGAAGGACGAATTTAGTAATCGGTTTTTCTCCAACGGTGCCAATCCGGTCGGCTTCATCACGATGGACGGTAGCTTAGACGAAGAGTCGGAAGAGACTTACATGCAGTCTCTCGCAAAGGGTATGCAGGGACTTGGTAAGGCTCACAAGCTGATTCTTCTCGAAGAAGGGGCAAAGTTTACGCCGGTCACGATCGACCCGCAGAAATCCCAGATGCTCGAAGGGAAACAGTTTGATATTCGGCTGCTTGCGATGGCAATCGGGATCAAGGTGCATAAGCTGGTTGACGGTGCCAATAGTGCATTTGCTTCGCTAGAGCAAGCGAACCATGAACACAAAGACGATGACATCCTACCTTGGGTCAACAAGTTCCGCGTGCAGTACGACCGCAAGCTGCTTAGCGGTGAGCAAAAGGAATCTGGCTCGCATTCGATCGACGTTGACGATGAGACGCTGGAATGGGTGCCTTTCAGCGATCGGGCGCGAGGGAGCGTTGAGCTTTACAACAACGGACTGATCACCAAGGATGAGGGCCGACGTAAGGTGAACTTCGGGCCAAGCAAGTCGGCTCGGTCTAAGGCATACCGCATTCCTTCCAATATCGTCTACGAGGATGACGCGGCACTTGTGCCTGATGGGCCACAACCTGCACCGCCGGAACCACAGCGGCAGGCAGTCGATCACAGCGACGTTGCAGAAGCTTACCTAGACCGGATCGAGAAGCGAGTCATCGCGCAAGCTAAGAGCAAAGCCAAGACGCCCAAAGACTTCATTGCGTGGCTTGACGGACTCAAACCAGAGGATGGGCCGCAGTCGATTCAGCCGCGAATCGACGAACTGTACAGCGGGATTATTTCGCGGCTCAACACTTTGGCAGAAACCAAGACAACAGCAGAGGAATTAGCAAATGCGATTTGATCCAATGGAACCAATGGCGTTGATGCCAGAGCACGTATCGAGCTTGATTTCGCGATTACGCGGACAGTCGGCGTTGCTCGAGCCACCGAAAGATCTGGCGTTGCTTGATGTGAATTGCCAAGAGGTCGCGGCAGCATCGTCGGCCACAACCGGGAACATGCTGGCCGTTGTCCCGCTGTGGGGCGTGCTGAGTCCAGGCGGTGACTACGGTGGCACATCGCTAGACAGCTTCGCACGGATGATGGCAACGCTCGACGCTAATCCCAACGTGAACAAGATCCTACTGAACGTGACCAGCCCAGGAGGGACAGTGACTGGGACGCCGGAAGCTGCGGACGCTGTTCGGGCTGTCCGCGATCGCGGCAACACGCAGGTTGTGGCCATCGCGAACGGTATGATGGCATCGGCTGCGGTCTGGATCGGTGCGGCGGCTAGTGAAGTTGTTGTCACCCCTAGCGGAGAAGTCGGCTCGATTGGCGTAATCTCGATGTATGCCGACGAGTCTGCATTTCTGGAAAAGCTGGGCGTCAAGGTGGATATCATGCGGACGCCTGACAAAAAAGCACGGTTCAGTGGACTGGAGCCGATGACGGACGAAATGCGGGCGTTCGTCCAGGAGCGGATTGGCGTGAGTTACGAGAAATTCAAACGGGCGATGGCGACGAATCGCGGTATTCGGATCGACCAAGTGGAGGGCAAGTTCGGCGGCGGCGAAATGATGCGGGCCGAAGAGGCTGTCGCTGCTGGCCTCGCTGACCGCGTGGCGACGGTCGATCAGACGATTAGCCGAATGATGACGCGGCGGGCTCCTGCGGGTGCCAGGGCGGCACTGGCGAAGGCTCAGTTGGGAAAACTTAACTAGACGCTTGACTTTATCCGCTGCTTAGGTTTATGATTTAAGCACACGCGGGAAAGACCCGCAATAAATCAAAACGCAGCCTGATGCGAGCCAACTAAATGGCGGCTCAAAGCGGGTTGGAGTTAGAAATGCCAGAGTAAATCGAAGGCGTTGTCTACTAGCGAATGTTTTTTACGTTCGTCGGTGGTCAACGCCTTTTTCGTTGGTCCCGACATTACCAGGAGACCAATAAAATGGCATTTGATCCAAAAGGGAAGACCAACAAGGAGCTGCTCGAGGCTCGTGCTAAGTTGGTCACCGAAGCGCGTAGTTTTCTCGAAGCCAATGAATCAAGTTGGACCAAAGAGCACGACGCACAGTATGACACGATGATTTCGGACACCTCCGACATCACCGCCGCACTCGACCGACGCAAGGCACTCGAGACCATCGAGAGCAAGCGTAACGACGCTCGCATTACTCCAGACGATCCAATGGTTTCGCCAAGCCGGACGACGGCAGGCAATCGCAAGCAAGTTGCGATCCGCTCTTTCAGCCGCGCCGGAAAGCCTGAGTATCGCTTTGTCGATGTTGGTGCTCGCGGTGCCGACGATTACGAGCAGGCTTTCGCCATCGCTCTGCGAAGTGGCGAGCGTAGCTTGCAGCCTCAGCAACTGGCGGCTTTGCAGTCGGACAATCCAGAGCAAGCGGGTTACCTGCTGGCCTCTGAGCAGTTTGCCGCTGGCATGCTCAAAGAGGTTGACGACCTGTTGTTTATTCGTCGCTACGCCAAGATCCACACGGTTGCCGAAGCTGGCAGTCTGGGTATCCGCAAGCGTACCGCTCGCATGAACACGTTCGGTTGGTCGAGCGAGTTGACCGTTTCGGCAGAAGACTCTTCGCTGAAGTACGGCAAGAAAGTTCTGACACCTCATCACCTGACGGGCATGATTCGCCTATCGCGTGATTTGGTACGTCGAACCATGCAAGGCATCGTCACCGAAGTTCAATCAGAAATGGCTCGCGACGGCGGCGAGAAGATGGAAGACGGCTATCTGACCGGCAATGGTGCTCAACAGCCTCTCGGCGTGTTCACCGCATCGTCGGACGGTATTAGTACCGCTCGCGACGTGCCAACACTGTCGGCTACGAGCATCACCGCTGACGGCTTGATTGACGCCAAGTACGCACTGAAAGCCCAGTATCGCACTGGCCTGCTCGGTGCTGTTCGCTGGCTGTTCCACCGCGATGCGGTCAAGATCATCTCGAAGCTGAAGCTGTCTGATGATCAGTATCTGTGGCAACCGGGCTTGCAGATGGGTCAGGCCGACTCGCTGCTCGGCTACCCGATCGACGAATCGGAGCGAGTTCCCAACACGTTCACCAACGGTCTGTACTGCGGTCTGTTGGCAAACTGGAACTACTACGAGATCGCGGACGCTCTGGATATGGAAATCCAAGTGCTGTTCGAGAAGTACGCCGACACCAATCAGATTGGCTACATCGGTCGTCTGAAGACTGACGGCATGCCGACCATCGAGGAAGCCTTCGTCCGTCTGAAGTGTGCCACAAGCTAACCCGCGAGAGTTGGCTACTGTTTCAATCAATCAAATCTCTCGGAGTTTAGAAAAATGAGCGTAGTAGATATGAAGGTGGTGCAGGCCACAACGGTGACAGCGGGAGCCGCTGGATCGAGTGCAATCAACGGTGCAACCGTTGATATGTCCGGCTTTGAGGAAATTGCAATCATCGTACCAGTCGGAATCGTCGTAAACGGTGCGGTAACCAGCATTAAATGGCAGGAGGGCGATACGACAAGCCCGACTACTGACGTAGTTGGAACCAATATCACAATTGCCGATACTGATGATGACACGACCAAGATTCTGCGGATTGTAAAACCTCAGAAGCGTTATGGTCGCGTGGTTGTCAGCCGCGCAACGCAGAACGCGACGCTTGGAGCGATTACCTACGTCTTGACTGGGCCTCGTACACTGCGGCCTGCTGACGGTTCGACTGTCGTTGGTGAATTGCATATTTCGCCAGCGGCTGGGACTGCCTAATTATGCGAGTCCTCACACTCAAACGAGCGGCTGGAGCCATCAGCTTTGCACCCGATCAAGAGGTTGAACTACCCGACGAGGTGGCACAATCACTGATTGACTGCGGGGCTGTCCGGTCGCTCGAGCCAGTGAGTAAGGGCAAGCAAGGACAAACTGAAGAGCAGAAGCCACAACGCAAACGCAAGGGCTGAGCATGGGATTAGTTCGAGTCGATGAGCCTATTTCGCTAGCGGTTTCGCTTAGCGAAGCCAAGAAGCAATGCGAGGTAGCGGATTCTGACACCTCGCACGATACGCACATCACTCGGCTAATCAATTCGGCTGTTGCGGATGTTGAGCGGCATACTCGACGGGCGTTAGTGACTCAGGTTTGGCGGATGACGCTAAGCGGCTTTCCAAGCTGCGGTCGCATTATCCTGCCAAGACCACCGCTGCAAAACATTGAAGCGATCGAGTACGTGGACGATTTCGGCGTAGTGCAGACGCTGCCCGACACCGTCTACCAAGTGACGCTTGATGCGAGTCCAGGCTACATTTCCCCAGCGTTTGGCGAGTCATGGCCTGCGACGCGGCCAGAGACGCTCGAAGCTGTGTCGGTGACATATACGGCAGGTTATGGCGACGTGGCGGCAGCGGTGCCTGAGCAGTTCCGCAATGTAGTTTGTGAGTTGATTGCGTTTCGATTTATGAATCGCGGCGACGTAGACGTAGGCATTCCAAAGCATATCAAGTGGTCACTCGACTCGCTTAAATGCGGTGCATCCTATGGATATTACGGAGTCAAAAACTAATGGCTGGCATCGGCTCAATGCACCGGCAGAAGCTTGGCGACATGCGCCACCGCATCACGGTGCAGACGGCTAACAGTACGGTTGATGCAGCTCGGCAAAGAGTCGTAACCTACGTTGACAGGCTAGCCAACGAGCCGTCCACGTTTGAGCAGGTGACGGGTGGAGAAGTCAATCGAGGTCGGCACATTGAGGCGGGTGTCACTGCGGTGTTTAAGGTAAACGCGAGAGCGGACTACTCGGTTCAGGATCGGATTATTTTTGGTGGGCAAAGCTATGGAATCGTGCGGATAGATAATCCGGCTGGCATTCAGCGGTTTACTTACCTTCACTGCAAGGCGGCTCCAGTTGGCTAGCGTAAGAGTAGACATTACTGGCGATAAGGAAGTCTTGGCGTTGCTCGAGCGATTGCCAAAGCTTGTCGTGTCGTCGGGCGGGCCAATTGACAAAGCCGTGCGTAAGGCGTCGACGATCGTAGCCAAGAGGGCAAGGCAACTCGCACCGGACAGTAGGAAAAACCCAGAAGGCAACTCGCGGGATAAGCAAAGCGAGAAGTCAAAAGGCAGTTGGTCGAAAAAGCTCAAAGAAACGATTCGCCACCGGATCATTAAGTACGACACCGCAACATGGGCCGTGGTTGGGCCGAAAAATCCAGAGGGTAACATGGCTCACTTTATGCAAGAAAAGCCGAGGCGGCATGTGTTGTGGGGCAAAGCGACGGCGATCAAGCAGTTTCGCGATACACGCAACTGGATTACCAAATCGTTTGACGAAACAAAGAGCGAGCAGCTTTCAGCGGTTCAGGCCAGCCTGAAAAGCGACATTGACGCAAATATGAGAAGTTAAAAATGCCGGTGATGGAAGAGGCTTTATGCGGATACATCCTAACGCGGTCGGCTGTCACCAGCCTGATCGGTTCGGGCGATTCCGCTCGGCTGTTTCCAATCGCACTGGATCAGGACGTGGACTTAGTGAATGGTCCAGCGGCAACCTACGAGATCGTGACAAGCGAAGACGTGCAGACGTTAGCCGACAGGGCTGGAATCGTCCAGTCTCGCGTGAGAATAACAGCGTTTGCCAACACTCACAGCGGGGCTACTTCGCTTGCCAGAGCCATAAAAAACAGCGGAGTTGTAACGCTAAAAGGCGTGATCGCAGGGGTTGATTTTCGCGGGGTGGTAATCCAAGAAGGGATCAATTGCTACGCGGAGCAACCAACGGACGGCGGAAAAACATGGCGTTACATCGCTGATTTTGATTTGATGATTTCCTATTTAGAAGGGTAATAACATGCCACTGCTCGGAGATACCGGCCAGCTAATGACGGCGACTTTTGGCACATCGTCGCTATCGCTGGCCGTCACTGAAATAACAATCGGGGCCCATACGATTGATATGCTGGACGTGTCCGTGCTCGCGTCTACTGGCTTCGAAAAGCTTATTGCCAGCGACTTGAAGAAAGCTGGCAAGGTCAAGCTGAAGTTCGTTTTCGTGACATCCGCGACAATGCCAGTTATTGGCGGTGCGGCTGAAACGATGACGATCACTTGGCCACTCCCAACCGGCAACGTGGTTGCAGCAAACCTCGCCGGGACGGCGGTCTTTACAGACCTCAAGCTTGCTGACGGCAAGCTCGGGGAAGTGATGTTTGGCGAGTGTGACTATCAGCACGACGGCGACACTGGGCCGACTTACACCAAAGCAACCACATCTTAAATCTGAAAGATAAAAGCAATGGAAATTGAACTACGACCACACGTGTCGCCAGAAAAAACGCCTTGGGGGACTGTCGGCAAGTCATTGAATCAGGACATCGTGTTGATCCAGAACATCGACAACGGCGAGTTCGTGCAATGCGGATACGTTGGTGATACGCACTTCCTACCGCTCGCGGGATTCCCGCAAGAACTTTGCGACGCAGTAGCCGCGAAGTGTAGCGAAAAGCTCGGAAAGCCAGTCAATGCGGGCACGGCCCCACCGTCGCTCGAAGAATTGACCGAGTTCCTCAACTCAAAAGCTGATGAGGATGAAGACGAATGAGCCTGGCCGAAGAACTGCTCAAAATCCCTGTACTGACGGAAGACGTGACGGTCAGCGGTATGGTATTTCAGGTCAAAGGTAAGTCGCTCGGCGATAAGGCCGCGTTGCTCGCAAGCTGTCGCAAGAAGGACGGGCGGCTTGATGGCGACCTATTTGATCGGACGCTACTTACTGAATGCGTGACCATGAAATCAGATGGTTCGACACTCACGATTGAGCAATGGGCGAAGGTTGGTAGTCACATCACAAGTCCGTTGCTTTCGTCGGTTATCGGCCTACTTGGCTTCGATGAAGACGACATCAAGCGGGTACGACGCGACCCAAAAGACTCAGACTCAACCCAGAGTTGACGCTTGCTCATAGGTTGGGTCTAAAGCTTGGAATTGAAGATCCGGAGCAGTGGCTAGAAAACTGTCCGGATCGCGTGATGGATAACTGGCTAGCGTACTATCGGCTCGAGCCGTTTGGTATGGAGTCGGAGTTGCTCAGCAAAATTGCTGGACTGCTCTTTTACCTTTGCCGTCGGCATGGCGGGGAGGTCGAAGATATTGACAAGTTTGCTAGTGCAATCGCTCGCTGCTTAATGCCGGGTAACTGGGTTGGACAGAAGCAATCCGGTGGGCATGAGCGTGTGACAGCCGAAGAGTTGCGAGAAAGATTCGCGGAAGCACAGAGACAAGCTGAAAAGGCATTCGGTTAGATGGCAACCACAATCAACAGCTACTCGGTCGGCTTTGGCATGGATGCCAGCAACTACATCCACGGGGCCAACATCTCGCGGAAAGAAACTCGAGCACTCGTTAAGGACATCGAGGGGGCTCGCTCGCCAACCGAAAAATACGCACTCGAGCAAGATCGTCTTGGGCAAGCGTACCGTAAGGGTGCTATCGACCTAGCGACTTATAACCGCCTGCTGGCTAGCAAAAAAAGCCAACTCGGCCTGACGACACCACCGACAATCAGCTATGCGACGGCATTGACGGCAGTCGGTGTTGCCGGTGCGGCTGCGGTCGCGGGTGGCGTAATGTTCGTCAAGCACCTGCGCGAGGTGCAGGGCGAGATTGACGAGACGGTTAAAGCTGGGGCTAAGATCGGCTTGACGTTTAACGAGCTCTCGCAATTGCGATTTGCGGCAGCGGAGATTGGAGTTATGGATGCCAATACTGTCGACAGTTCAATCAAGCGGATGCTAATGAACATCTCCAAGGCAGTCGATGGAGATGAAAGAGTTAGAGGGGCATTCGAAAGGATTGGAGTTGACGCGGGACAGCTCATGAAAGCAGGGCCGGTCGAGGCGGTCAAGCTGATTGCAGATGGCATGCAAGACGTAAATAGTCAGGCTGATCGCCTCATGCTCGCGCAGGATGTGTTCGGCAAGGCAGGCGCTAACTTTGTTGACACGCTATCCTCTGGTCGGGCTGTCATCGAAGAGGCTGCGAACTTTCAGGGAAAGTGGAACTCATTGACGGTCGCCCAGACGATGGGCGTTGAAGCCAATAACGACGCTTGGGGCAGAGTGTTTTTGATGGTCGAAGGCATCTCGACCAAGCTGGCGGCTGAGTTTGCGCCGGCGATGCAGTTGATTGCAGATTACATCTTGGATTCGGCGGATGGGGTTGTCAGTCTTAATGACTATCTTCGAGACACTGTAGACACTTCGGTCTACCTTGCTGGTGTTTTCAAGGATATTTATGAGGTAGTTTTTGTCATGCAGAAACTACAGCATAACATCCTGAAAGGAGACTTCGCGGCTGCTTTTGCTGGCGTCAATTCAGCGATGGAGTTTGACTCTGGTGAAACGATGCTACAAGCGTTGTACGACAAGCGTTTTGAGCTTGACCAAGCAGCAGCAAAGAGGCAGCGGGAGCTCGAAGAGCGCCGCAAGAATCTGATGGATGAAGACTTGGATTCTCGCATGGAAAAGCAGGACAACGCTGAGAAAGAACGCTTGCGATTGCTGGAGCAAGAAGAAAAACGGCGTGAGCAGATGGCCATGAAAGCCATCGAAGCGGCACGCAAAGAGCTGGACATGCGAGAGCAGCAACGCAGGAAGATGCAAGCCGACATTGCCAAAGGTCCAGGGGGCGGGATGGAAGCTGGC